CACCAGGAATAGACAGAAATGAGATTGTAGAGCGTATGCAAAAAGGTTTAGGCCCGATGTATTATATTTATTACAAGAAGACTGTTCGGGCCGAGTGGATACACTGTCAATATAATGGAGGAAAGTAGGTGATCACAAAATGACAAATCAAGAAAAGAAAGACTTAAAATATCTTCGGGATGCTGTGCTTAATGGTACAACCGGCGTAGAGGGTTGTCTAACAGAGGCGCGCAAATTCTTAAAAACTATGGAAATTGCAATAAATGCTTATTCAGAAGGCAGAAAGGGAGGTGAAACAGATGGCAAAGAAAGGTGTCCCTAAACGAGATGGCAGTGGTAGAGGGACTGGAGCTAATGCAGGACGTGGAGGATGTGCAAAGCCCAAGAAAACAAGGAAAGGTGCAAGGCGATAATTCCTATATGTGAGGAGAAGATTATGCTATTAACTGAGGAAGAGAAAGCAACAAATAAAGCAACACAAAAGCACATTAATGATGTCCAGATACTCCTAAAAAAGATTGCAGATGAATTATTCCAGCGGGGTATAGCCCACGATCAGTCAAAAATGGAGCAACCGGAATTAGCAATATTTACAGAATATACTCCTAAATTAGCAGAAAGTACGTATGGGAGCAACGAATATAAGCAATTTTTAAGGGAAATGGGGAGTGCTCTCGAACACCATTATAAGCATAATCGACATCACCCAGAACACTTTACTGAAGAGGCAGATGCTACGTTTAGGGCCAGCCCTGTTAATTGTATGAACTTGATAGATATTATCGAAATGTTTTGTGACTGGAAAGCTGCAACTTTAAGGCATAATGATGGTGACTTACGAAAGAGTATCGAAATTAATGCAGATAGATTTGGACTTTCTCAACAGTTAAAGTCAATTTTACTAAATACTGTGGAATTTATAGAAAGGAGGTGAATGAAATGGGAGAACGGACATTCAATAAGTACAGTTTTCTGTCGAGAATGCTATGGAATTTTATGTATCCAATGTTCAAGAAATTAGCGGCGTCAACAGAAACTGAATGGGATGACGAGACGATTGAGTTTGTTGACAAGGTTATGAAGGCAGAAATAACCTTTGATGATATTAATATCTGATTAAGGAAATGCGGGTCAGCAAGGAAGTTAAGCTTACCCGCATTTAAGAATCTAAATCAAATGAATTTATCAGTATATTATCTAAGTTAGAGCAGTTCGGGAGACACTAAATGCCTTACATTGTACAAGGTGATTCAGCTGAAACTAGACGAAGTAATTATAGTAATATCCATCATGACTATAATTATCCTCACGAATTAGACTTAGACCCAAAGTCTGATTTCCATGAAAGTATTCGTAATAAGATATGGCAGCGAGCATCTGAATCTAAACGTATAATGTCTAAGCGTTATAGTTCATGGAATGAAATAGATAAGGTTTTAACAACTTACATTCCTTTAAGCGATGTAGAAAAAAATGTTAAAGAAGAGGATTCTAGAAAACCTGTATCTATTATCTTTCCTTATTCTTACAGTAACCTTGAAGCGCTCTTAACTTACATGTCTATGGCATTTTTTCAAGATCCTATGTTTCAGTATGAAGGAGTAGAAGATGATGACACTATAGGTGCTATGTTAATGGAACTTGTTATCCGCTTACATTGTATTAAGACTAAAGTTCCCTTAGCCCTTCACACCATCCTTCGAGATGGTTTTAGTTACGGCATAGGACCTGGTATGCCTGAATGGACTAAGCGTTATGGAAAAGTGCCGATAAGATCTTCTATAATATCATTAGATGAATCAGGAGAAGAATCTACTCAAACTAATGTAAACTATGTCGATGGATTAGTATTTGAAGGTAATTCTTTAAGTAGCATAGACCCCTATCTCTGGCTTCCTGACCCGTCAGTGTCAAGTGATAGAATTCAAGATGGAGAATTCTGTGGTTGGATTAGTCGTGATAACTACATGAATATGCTTTCAGAAGAACGTAATAGTGATAGTATGTTCAATGTGAAGTATCTTAAAGAAAAATCTAATAAGCGATCTTCTTTAGCTAAAGATGATAGTCAGCGAGAGACAAAGTTTGGTGGATCATCTAAGACAATGAGGCAGAATCAGGTAAGTTCAACTAATCCTGTAGACAATATAAATATGTTTGTTACTCTTATCCCTAAGGATTGGAAATTAAGTAATAATGAGTATCCTGAAAAATGGTTCTTTCGTCTTTCATCAGATGATATAATAACTCAATGTTATAAGGCTAACCACTACCACGGAATGTATCCTATGGCAGTTGCTAGTCCTGAATACGATGGATATTCGATAACTCCTATAGGTCGACTTGAAGTATTAAAAGGACTACAAGGAGTCCTTGACTTTATGTTTAATAGTCATGTAGAAAATGTTCGTAAAGCTATCAATGATATGTTTGTAGTTGATCCTTATCTAGTCAACATTAATGATTTAAAGGATCCTAAAGCTGGCAAATTAATCCGCTTACGTCGTCCTGCGTGGGGCCATGGAGTTGATAAGGTTGTTAAGCAACTTCAAGTGGCAGATATTACTAGGTCTAATGTTTCGGATTCTATGTATATAACTCAGTGGATGGATAGAATTTCAGGTGCTGATCAGTCAATGTCTGGTTCACTACGTCAAGGTGGTCCTGAACGACTTACCAAAGGTGAGTTTCAAGGTACTCGTGGGTCAGCTGTTTCACGTCTTCAGCGGATAGCTATGATAATTGGTATGCAGTTTATGCAGGACATAGGTGAAATGTTTGCTGTGCATACTCAGCAATATATGACCAGGGAAACCTTTGTTCGTATAACTGGAAGAAACGAAGAAAATTTAATGGCTCAATTTGGGAAATCTAAAGTTCCTGTCTCACCTCTTGATATGGCAATTAACTATGATTTAATAGCCAGAGATGGATCTGTTCCAGGTAGTAACTTCTCTGATTCTTGGGTTCAGCTGTTTCAGATAATTGCAGGACAGCCTGAACTATATCAACAGTTTGATGTGACTCGTATTTTTATGTATATAGCTCAGCAACTTGGAGCAAAGAATGTAGGGGACTTTAAACGTAACGTAGATCGCATTAATCCTACTCAAATGGACGATGAGAAAGTATTGAGGGAAGCAGAAAAAGGAAATGTAATACCTTCGGAGGAGTTTAATGGATAAGGAAAGACAAGAATTTGGTATAGTTGTTAATGCTACTAGATCCCAAATCAGGGAATTTAGAGAATCTATACTATGGAAAGATATTAAGCGAGAACTATCTGTATGGTCTAAAGGATTTGATGAAGAGATGAAAACTATTGTAGATGATGCTGAGACAAATAATCCTTCAACTGCTTCAGTTCTTCTTCATCTAGGTGACTTGAATGGTAGAATGAAAGCTGTATCATACATGTTGAATATATTAGATGTATTCATAGATGTATTAGATGCTGATAAAGAGAATGATGATAAGTAAATTAATTAAATTAATTAACTGGAGGACAAAGAAAATGGCAGACCAAAAACAGATACAAGAAGAAATGGATGAGATGGAGAAGGCTCTTGAGGAACCTGAAGCTGGAGAAGAAGATGTTAAATCTGACGATGCTGATGCTAATGCTGATGATCAGAAAGATGATACATCAGGTGATAAGGATGATAAAGATGACACTGATCCTGACTTTGATTTTAACAAAGATAAGGATAAGGATAAAGGAGATGAAGATAAAGATGATAAAAAGGATGACTTGGATGATAAATCAAAAGATGGATCTTCTGATGATAAAGATGGAGATGAAGATCCTCGTGATGTTGAGTTAAAGAATCTTCGTATGGAACTTGATGATCTAAGAAAATCTATTGACAAGAAACCTTCTGAAGATGACCAAAAAGATGATAAATCAAAGGATGATCCTTCAGAAGAAGATAAACTTTCTGAAGAAGACTTTCTTGGTGATATAGATCTTGATGATCTAACTCGTAACCCTGATATATTTAATAAAGTCTTAAACAAAGTCTATATGAAGGGAGTTGAGATTGGTAAAGGTTACAGTAAAAAGTCTGTAGATTCTATAATTTCAACTTTACCTGAAGTTATGCATAGTACAAGGAGTCTTGAAGAAGAACTTCAATCTATAAATAAGCAATTTTATACAGATAATGAAGATCTGATTCCCTGGAAGAAATCAGTAGCAATTGTTTATGATGAGCTAGCTGAACAAAATCCTGATAAGAACTATAATGAGATTCTTCCAAGTGTAGCTGAAGAAGTTCGTAAACGTCTTGGGATTAAAAAGTCTGAAGATAACAAAGATAAAGATAAGGACAAGGATGGAGATAAGGATAAGAATAAAGACAAACTTCCACCTCCACCTAGTCGTGGAAAAAGTGGACAACGGCAAACAATTAAATCTGTCTTATCCGACTTTGACAAACAGTCAGACGAAATGGATAAGGCCTTAGAATCTTAACGGAGGTTTAGATTATGGCATTAGAAGATAGAGCAGCACAACATGATAAACAGGTAGTGGATAAGTTCCATGATCCTACTGCTAGCTATCAAATGACTACTCGTGATTATGTAGTCCGTCCAGCAGCTGATGGTGATAGTGGAGCAATTGTTATTACACTACCTCCTGTGGCAGAAGCGAAAGGTAGACTTTATTCTATTCGAGCAAAGACTGCCGATGCTACCAACACTGTAACTATTGCTGATAAAGATGATAGTGAAGGATGGGGTGGAGACCTTATCTTTGTTGCTGATGGAGATAGTGTATTGGTCTACTCTGACGGGCTTAAGTGGACACAGATCTTTGGCGGCTTTGGAGTGCTGTCTGTTAAGACAGTTTTAACTTCAGCTCAAGTCAAAGCACTTGCAGCTA